GCGGCCACGAGATGCTGACGGTGGCCAGCTCGCCGACGCCGTTGCCGAACGGCTGGTGCTGGTTCGGCAGGTAGGAGCCGACGTACTCCGGATTGGTTGTGGAGATCGCTGCCGTGGTCGGCCGGACCTTGACGACCACGGGTGCCTTCGTGGCGTACGCGGTGTAGATCGTGATGTCGGTCGCGGACGCGGCGAAGTCCTGGTTGAACTCCATGGCAAGCGTGCTGTCGAACAGGCCGGCGATCCGCGAACGGCCGGTGTCACCGAACGCTGTGTCCTCGAGCGCCTCGTACTCCATCGGCAGGGTGACAGAGCGGCCGAAGCTGCTCATGACCACCGCGTTGATCTCCAGGCGGCAGTCCAGAAGTGCCAGGGTGGCCATCGAGCCTCCTTACTTGATGCCCGCGACGCAGGCGATGGTGTGCGTGCCGGTGATCGCGGTGACCCGCAGCCGGTACCAGGTGTCGGTGATCGCCCCGGCCACCCGGGTGCCCCAGACGCCGCCGACGGTGGTGATCGGCCCGAACGTGATCCGGGTCGTGGCCGCGCCGAAGGTGTTGTCCGGGGCCGATTCCAGGACGGCGGTGATGGTGGTGCCGACCGCGAACTCGTGGAATGCGGCGTACAGGAACTGGCCGGATGCGACGGCGCCCAGTTGCTGCGCCGTGCCGGTCGCGCCGGTCGCGCTCACGGCCGCCTTGGTCTTCATGATCCGGCCGCGGACCGCGGCGACGCTGGCGAGGCCCGTCCCGCGGGCCGACTGGGCGGTCAGCCGGAACGGCATCAGCTCGCCGAGCTGACCGAACGTCTCGTACGAGAACTGGCGTGCCCGGTAGAAGTAGGCCGGGGTCGTCTCGTTCGGATCGGCGGAGTTGGAGACGACCTGCGACGCGCCGCCCAGGGCCGCAAACGCCACCGGGTCCACCGCGGCGCCGGCAAGCCCCGACTGCCACAGGCCGGCCTCGTCGAGCTGGCAGTCTTCCAGCCCCGCCGCCCGGACGCGGCCGGTGCATCCGTAGACCGTGGCGTCGAGGGCGTCGTAGGACAGCGCCAGCGTGGTGGAGTTCAGGTCCGCGGTCATGTCGTACCCGGAGAACCAGGTTGTGACGTTGTTCGCGGCGTACGAGCCCATCTCAGGCCCCGGTCTTCGCGGCCTTCGCCGGCGGCGCCGGGAACGGCTCGATGAAGCCCGCGTATTGCAGCGCCGGGATGCTGGTCTCGGCCGGGTCGAGCCACACGGTGCCGCCGGACGTGATGACCTCGCCGGTCTTCGCGCAGGCGATGCCCTCGACGTCGTCGGCCTGGTCGACGACCGCGGTCACCTTCCAGGCCTGGAACTGCTCGCCGCACTCCTTCACGTAGCAGTCGCGGCACCACAGCAGAGGCCGCTTGCCGGTCCCGACCGCGGGCCGGCCGTCCTCGTTCTTGCACATTTCGAGCACGATGGATCGCCTTTCAGGCTCGGTAGGAGGTCAGCTCGACGGTCAGGGTCAGCACGGCTCCGGCCCCGTCGTCGTCGATCCAGGACGACAGGGAGACGGCAGAGACGGTCGCCTTCTTCAGCTCGGCGAGGTCGCCGAGGGTCCAGTTCGCGGCGATGTAGTCGCCGATCACGTCGCCGATCTCGTCCGCGCGGGCCTCGGCGGTCTCGGTGGTTTCCTGGCCCGGCTTGTAGACCCGGATCACCAGCGGGAAGGACAGCTCCTCGGAGCGCCGCACCCGGCCACCCCCGGCGAACGCCTGCAGCGTCACCGGCCCGGCCACGTCCCCGGCGTAGACCTCTTCACGCGGGCTGTTCTTCGACGGCGAGTAGCCGACGACCACGCCCGGCAGCAGCCCGGCCAGCACGCCGGAGGCGCCGACCAGGGACGCTTTCGCGGTCGACGCGACGCTCACCGGGGTGGCCAGCCGTGGAACAGGGAGCCCCGCTGCGGGGCGTAGGTGAGCGTCCGCGACGCCGGCACGGACCGCGCGGTCGGCCCGGAGCCGGTGGAACGCCGCGAGTAGCGGGCGTAGGCGGCGTCGACGTACGGGATGCCGGTCTTGAACGCGCCCGGCATGTCCAGACGGTAGGTGCCGCCCTCGTTGACGGTGAAGCTGGTCGTACGGTCCGAGATCCCCGACTTGTTGGCGTTGAGGACGGTCCGGAGCCGGGTGAGCGCGGCCTTGACGAGGTCCGCCGGCGGCCGGTCGAAGCCGTACTCCAGCTCGACGATCACGTTGGCGCGGCCCTCGGTGAAGATGTCGCCGGAGGTGCGGATCAGCGTGCCGTCGGCGGTGACGGTGAGCGCGGCCAGTTGCCCGGCGGTGAACGCGACGAACGTGCCGTCCGGGGTCGGCGCCATCTTCACCGACCGGACGGTGCGGACGTCGGCGATCGACCGGCTCGGGTCAGACGGGCGCAGCATGAGCCGGTCGGTTCCGGCGCCGTCGACGACCACCCGGTCGTAGCGGGGCACGAACGATCGGTCGCAGATCGTCTCGCACTCCACCTCCACCTCGAGGCGCCCGGCGGCGAGGTCCGCGAGCGGGTACCGCTGGACGTCGTCGAGGCTCTCGTCGGAGTCGCGGCCCTGCTGCAGGGTGAAGAAGAATCCGCCGACGATCTCGGCGAACGTCTGCTGTGTCGTCGACGAGCCGCCGACCGTGCCCGTCCAGGTGGTCGTGAGCGCTTTGAGCGCGGCCTGGGCGGGCAGGACGAACGTGTACGTGCCGGTGCCCGGCCCGGCGCTGGTGGCGTTGCCGGAGGCGACCGAGGCGCCGGCCGCGTCCACGACGGTGTACGTCACCGTGGTGGAGCTGTCGGTCGGCGCCTCGTCCAGCGTGAAGGTGTGCGCCAGCGTCCCCGCGGTGTTCTTCTGGATGCGGGTCAGCGTGGTCATCTCAGCCGGTCCTCACGTGCCCCTGCACCGCGGCGGTGGCGGTCAGATGGATGCCGAGTTCGCACCGGACGCCGTCGGCCACGTCGATGTGCTGGAAGCCGTTCGCCGCGAGGGTGAAGCTGGCCAGCACGGTGCCGGCCGCCGAGATGTTGTCGTACACCACGACGGTGGCGCCGGCCGTCGACCCGATCGACAGGCCCCGGTACGTGCACGGCCCGCTGTAGACCGTGCCCGTCGCCGTGACGTTGATCGGCCGGGCCTGAGCGGTCACCGCCAGCGGCCCGTCAGCATCAGGGTGCCGCCCGGGGCGAGCAGGCCCGTGCCGGTGGTGGTGATCTCGACGGAGAGCACGTCACCGGACGCCGCCTGCAGGTCCGAGGCGGTCGACGACAGGGTGACGGTCACCGGGGTGGCCTTGGCCGCGTTGGTGCCGTTGGAGTAGGGGATCGCCGTACCCCACTGCACGGTTCCGGCGCCGGCCGCGCCTCGGTTGAACATGCTCAGGGTGAAGAAGTTGGTGGCGGTGCCGGTGATCGCCGCACCCCACACCATCGTCGCCGAGACGATCTGGAAGTTGTTGGGCAGCGTGAACGCGCCGCCGCCGGCCGCGCCCGCCGCCACCTGAGGCACGGCGATCGCGATCGGGAAGTTGCCGCGCAGCTCCTTGAGCAGCATGCGGTTTCTCCTTCATCTGGGGATGACGGGGGCCCCGCCGGATGACGGGGCCCTAGGAGTGTTGAGCTGGGATTACTGGGTGCCGCGCTGGAAGCCGCGGTACTCGATGACCGCACCCTTGTAGGTGTGGCGGATCTTGTAGGTGATCACGTCCGCGTTGAAGACGCTGCCGACGTTCGAGTCGGACTGGGTGAACAGTTCGGGTTCCTGCCGGCCCTGGTAGAAGCCGATCTCGATGGTCGGGCAGAGGTTCGGGTCGGCGGTCATGAACCAGTCGTTGGCGTCGGTGAAGTAGTCGACGACGATCAGCTCGGTGCCGCGGTGCAGGTTCGGGGTGTCCGACGGGCCGGCCGGGGTCGACGGGATCGCCACCGCGCTGGTGACGATCTGGAAGCCGAGCTCCTCCAGCTCGTTCGGCACGATCAGGAAACGCGGGACCAGGGACAGGATGTTGCTGGTGTCGCCGTAGCCGGTCTGGTCGCGCATCTTCTGCCGCAGCGACGACACGTTGCTCTGGCTGAGCGCGACGGCCGTGGTGTTGGCGTGGGTCGCGTGGAACAGGGCCACCGAGTCGTAGATCGTCGGGTTGGTGCTGAAGAAGTCCCACACGAAGTTGTGCAGGGTCCGCGCTGCGGCGAGGCCGAGGCGCTGGGGGATCTTCCGGACCGCGTTGAGGTCGTCGTTCGCGATCGTCTCCAGGGTGAGGTCTTCCGTCCCGCCCTTCTTCTCGATCGCGTACGTGGCCTCCTCGTCCGTGGGCGAGGTCAGCGGCTGGTACGGGGCGCCCTGGGCGACCACCGGCAGGGTGCCGTAGCCGCCGACCCGGGTCCGGCGCTGGGTGCGGAAGTCGTTGACCGGGACGATGTCCGAAACCACCTGCCGCCACGACTGCAGCGACGGCTGGTTGTAGTCGGCGACCATCCGCCGGGTGATCGAGTCGCCGAGGACCTCGGCCCACGAGCTGGTCGACAGCGACTCCGACGTGCGCGTCGCCGAGTCGTAGAAGCCGCCCACGGACTCGCGCAGCACGTGACGGTTCTCGTCCTCACCCCACGCGCGCGGCCGGAAGCCGGTGAACGCGGCGTGCGCCTGCTTGAAGGACCGGAACACCGAATAGTCCCCGGACAGGGCCTTGTCGAGACCCTCGACGACCTTGTCCCGGGATTCCTTGGTCACCTGGGCGGTCGCGGTCGGTACGAGGTTGTCGCGCTCGATGAGCCCCATGGCCGCCTTGAGGCTGGCGATGTGGGCGTCCACCGCGGACTCGGTGATGCGGTCCGGCAGCGCCTCCCGCACGCTCTCGGCGACCCGATCGGTCAGGCCGGCCGCGGTCACCTTCTCCCGGATCATCAGCGAGCCCCAGAAGCTCGCCTTCTCGACGCCGGTCACGGCCTCGGTCGTGGTCGTGGGCTCCACTGCGGTCTCCTCGGTGCTGGTGTCGGCCGGGGCCGCCTTGCTCAGACCGACCGCGGCGAGCTGCTCGGGCGTTGCGGTCTGGAGCGCGGCGAGCACGGCCTCGGACGTGACGGTCACGTCTTCCTCCTCGTAGCTCTCACCGGAGTCGGTCTCCGGGTCGGTCTCGATGCCACCCGCGAGGACGCGGACGGCCTTACCTCCGGCGGCGGGGTCGGCGACCACGTCAGCGGAGTGGACTTTGGCGATGGCCACGGCCTCCTGCAGCCGGCGCCGGCCGACCTGGATGGGCCGGGTGTAGGTCAGCGCGTCGTGGGAGATGCCGACCAGCTCCGGCAGGCCGGCCGCCTGGGCGGCGACGGACGCGTCGAGCGCTTCGGCGGTGTGCGTGGCGCCGGGCAGCAGGCACAGATCCCCGTCGAGTCCCTGATCGGTCGCCTCGACGTTGCGGTAGTAGCCGACCAGCCCGGCGATCGTCGACGACTGCAGCTCGGCGGCGCTGCGGTGGTGGTCGTAGGCCTTCGCGCCCTCGTACAGCGTCGCCGACTCCTGCAGCACCCGCGCCGGGTAGCGGCGGCCGTTCTTCGAGTCGCCGGCCGAGATGATCCGCACGCGGAAGACCCGCCCGCCGTCCGGCGCGGTACCGGCCGCCTCGAGGACCCGGCCGCCGATGCGGTCGATGGTCTCTTCGGTGCCTTCGGGCTGCTGCATGTCGGCCTCCCGGCGCTGGGTCACGGTGACGCGCCGGCCGCCCGACGTCGTCGTGGTCGAGGTGGTGCGCGCCTGCGGCTTGGGCTTCACGGCCTTCTTCGCGGCCGGTTTCGCCGCGGCCGTCTTGGCCGTCTTGGTCAGCGACTTCGCGGCCACGAGCTTGGCCAGCACCTGCGGGGTGACCTTCCCGTCCGCGGGCAGGCCGAGCTTGCGCTGGGCGGCCTTGATCGCCGCGGTGGTGCGCGGGCCGAGCTTGCCGTCGACGACCAGGCGCCGGCCGTCGGCGTCGGTCAGGCCGAGCCGGTTCAGCGCCGTCTGCAGCTTCCGTACCCGCGGGTCGCCGCCCTTGCGGCCGTACCCGGCGCCCCGTCCGCTCTTCGCGTCGTACGACAGGGACTCGCCGCCGATGCGCCGCTTCTTCGCCGGAGCGTTGCCCTTCCCGGCCGTCGACGAGCCACCGCCGCCCGCCGCGAACTGGCCGCCGCCCGCCGCGCCGGCCGGAGCCCGGGTGTGCTTGGTCTCGTCCCAGACCGACTCGGCTGTCTCCTCGACGTCGTCGGCGTACCAGGATTCGAGGGCCTCGGTCGCCTCGGCCTCGCCCGCCTCGTCGGTGTCGACGTCGCCGAACGCCTCGG